AAAACGGCGGTTCCGGCGGTGGTGGTGGCTCCTACGGTGCGCCGCCCCTTGCCTCCCTTCAGATGATTACCGGAGGGGTGCAAGACATTGCCGACGAACTTACCGGCGCGAACGCTTTGGAGCGCCAGCGGGATGAACTCGAACTCGACCTTGCTAAGATCAAGATCGATCAAGCGAAGTTCGACCTTGAGGCGTCCCGCACGGAGGGCGGTTCCGGTGTCCGTGGCGTGGGTGGCTCTGCCCCCTCGCTCGGCAATCAGACCAAAATCCGCGCGGTCCATGATCCCAAGCGCGGTCAGGTCATGGTCAATGGCGTGATGGTCGATCCCAACCTTGGTTACTCTAATGCCGAAGCGGTGGAAAACCGCTACGGCGAATGGGTGGGCGACCTCTACGGCTTCGGGGTTGGGGCGGCTGACCTCGGCACTACGCTTCGGACCGGCTTTGATAACAAGTTCGGCCGAGGTCATCCCTGACTTCAAGAATTCGGTGCGGACGTTCTTCGTCCCGCCCATTTCGTCCACCGGCTCCGGCCCGAAACTTCATGCGCCCGCTTCTAGCTGGCTCTCCAACTGAAAGGACGCCTTATGGCTCGCCAATCCTCCACGCCCGTCGCCTTCAGCCGGACAAAGCGCGTCGATACGACCGCGCTCATGTCGTCCGGTCGCGCGGGCGAAGTCCTGCTCCTCGGCTATATCCCGATCCTTCGGGGCGATAGCTGCTCGGGCCGCGTCGGTATCGACGTTGATCTCGCGGAAATGCCGAAGCCCCTGCTCAATGGGGTGCAGGCGAACATCCAAGCGTGGTTCGTGCCCAAGACCGCCCATCCGCAGTTCACCGGCTACGAGGAGTTTATGAACTCCTATCAGGGCAAGGTGATTAAGCAACTCGGGGCGGCTGACCGGACGCCGCCGCCGTTCTTTACGGCGCTGACCTCGGCACAGATTACCACTATGGCGAACTCGGCAATCTGTAAGGCGCTCGGCCTGCACTTCAACATCGACGTTCCGATCAACACTGATCTTTTCGATGCGTTCACGCTGATCTACAACTTCCGTCTCGCCGCCCACTCGTCGCGTCTCGCGCGGCGGAAGTACGCGGCGGAAAACCTGACGGAAGCGGGAACCCATCCCCGCGCCTTCTGGCCCTCGGGGCGGTTCTCGCGCGTCGTGCCGGACTACGAACGGGCGCTGATCGTCGGGTCCCTCGACCTCGACGTGGCGGCCGGTCGCATTCCTGTGTCTGGCCTTGGGCTGGGTGCTAATGCGACCATGGGCGCAGGTGGCTCCGCACGCGAGACCGGCGGAACGGGGGCACAAAGTGTCACCTATGCCAACCAGCTTGGCGGCGGCGATCTCACCTCGCCTTTGCGCATGCGTGTGACGGGTAATGCCGGTAACGCGGCTACCACTCGCCCCGATATCTGGGCGGAAATGGCCAATACGACTATCGGTGTGACGCTGGCTGATATCGACGCGGCTCGCAAAACCCAATCCTTCGCGAAGGTCCGCGCTTCCATGGCGGGGAACGATGCGACGGGCTTTGACAACGACGACGCGATCGTCGCCGAACTTATGCAGGGTTTCTCGGTTCCCGACGACCTGCTCAAGCGTCCGTGGCTTCTGGACAGTAAGCGCGTGGCTTTCGGCTTCTCGGAGCGCCACGCGACCGATGCAGCGAACCTCGATGCGTCGGTTGACGCAGGGGCGAGTTTCCGCTTCCCTGTCGATCAACCTCCCCGTCCAAGAGTCGGGCGGTTTGATCATCTACACTCTCGAAGTGATGCCGGAACGTCTTGACGAACGGCAATCCGACGAGTGGATCAACACGACGACTGTCGCGAAGCTGCCGGACGCGCTGCGCGATGTGCAGCGCCCTGAACCCGTCGACATGGTGCTCAAACCGGCGTCTTGACGCCAAGCACACGTCGCCGTCCGGCCTTTACGGCTGGGAAGCCATGAATGGACGTGTGGAAGCCGCGAGGCCACGCGCCTTGGGGGGCCTTCTATCAGGCCACACCCGGCGCGAAATGGACCGAACAACGGTCTGCGATCTGGCTCGCCGAGATCATCAACCCTACGTTCACGGGCGAACATTGGCTCGCCCCTCTGAACTTCCCCCATGACGTGTTCAGCGACACCCTTGCTCCGGCCTTCGAGGTCGTGGCACGGCATGCGGTAACCATCGTTGGACTCACCCAGATCGGTGACGTTCTGGTCGAGAACTCGGACGACTACAAAGCGGTGCAGGAGGCCTGACCATGAAATACGATCCCTTCAAGTGGAAAGAGGAGACCCAAGGTGTCGAAACGGAAATCCCCCAAGGGCGGCTGCGGCTGCGGCTCTCACGCCCCGCGCCCGTCTTCATCACGGCCCAAGGCTACGAAAGCCTTGCGGGCTACGGCACGGAGCACGACTACACGTTGGCCGAGGAAGGGGCGACCTTCCGCGTAGACGGTGACGGCGATGTGCGCGTCTTCGTTTACATCCCTGACCGCACCATCTCCGAATGCCTTGGCGAACGCTTCACGAATGAAGATCGGCAGCCGATGGAAAGCGGTGCGCTGGCCGAGGTGACGGCGGCGATGCGTCTGTTCCGCCTCGAGCAGCGCCAACTCCGCGCGGAGGTCGCGGCCGAACGCGAGACGCTTGAAGCTCTTCGGAAGCCGCTCCCCGAATCTGATGAGGTCGCGGAGGACCAGCAGGAACTCCTCCCCGAATCCGAGCCGGCTAAGGCGAAGAAAAAGGCTGAAAAGCCTAAACCCGCCGAGGAAGTCGAGGCGGAATAACTCAACGGCCCCTGCTTTGGCGGGGGCCTTCACATGAGGGCACTATGAGAAAACTCACGAACTTCTGGCAACGCTTCGCGCATGGGCAGCTCACTACGCCCCAAGAGGTCCACGCGGCGGCCGAGCAGGAACGCCGCGATGGTGACGCCACGAATACTGTGGCGCAACGCTTCTTCGGGGAAGTTCTCGACGGCCTTGAATTTGAAGCGCCCAAGCGTCTGTCTTTTCCGTCTCGTATCGTTGACACCAATGCCTTGCGGCAACATGAGCGGGCGGACTGGCAACAAACCGACCTGAACCTTCAGCGCTTCACGGGCCACATGATTGAGGCCTTCAGGAAGCGCGGTATCCCGCTCTTCGCGCATTCCGCCTTCCGCACTCAATACGAGCAGCAGGCCGCATTCAATCGCGGCAACTCCAAGCTGGTTTGGCCGAAGGCTTCCCATTGCCAGGAAAAGCCGTGGATATTGTGCACGGCGTCTTCGCGTGGGAACTTACGCCGCAGGAATGGCAACTCCTCGGCAAGATCGGCAAGCAGGTCGCTTGGCGTCTTAATCAGGCGCTTCCCAAAGAGCGCCAGTTCTTCGTCGATTGGGGCGGCGACTGGAAATTCTACGATCCGGCCCATTGGGAAATTCGGGGCTGGCAAGCTGACGTTCGGAAGCTGCCTGTCCTCGATCCGGTCCGTAAGACGCCACGCAAGCTTATGCAGGCGTGACCCTTCCTCGTTCTAAGCACAGGAAGCGGCGTCTTATCCTAGCGTAGCGTGACGGGGTCCCTTTGGGGGCGTCACGCGGTCCAGCGGGGAACAAAGGCCGGAGGCCCCCCGCTGGGGAACGCTTACAGGGCAACGCTAGACATAGGGTAGCTGTCTCCGGCAATTAGCAGGGGCAGCGCCCCTAACTCTGTTATCTGGGTGCCCTTCTCCCTATCTACAAACACAACACTAGCAGGTTGCAAAACCTCGGCCACCAGCCACCCTTTAGACAGTTAGCACGGGCCTCGCCCGTTCGTTTACGCGCGCTGTCACGGGGTAGGCTGGGGGCCTAGCGCCAGCCCCTTGGGAGGGGGCGCAGGCGCAAGGGGGTGCAAAAAGCCCCAAAAAAAGGCAACCTGCGTTAGTAGTCGCCTCGTAAGAGGAACCGTTAGCGAAAGCGATGCGCCTACAACCCCGCTGCCGACCTCACTTGACTAAGTGAGGTCGGCCAGCGGATATACTCTCTTGATCATATATCCTATTAGTGGTCCCTGCCGTCACGGGGCCGAAAAAGCGAGAACCCCGAATGTGTGTTTCACCATCTTTCGTCTGGGTCGAACGCGGCCCTAAATGGGATCAGCAGCCCGTGCCTTGTAAAAAGTGCTGGCGCTGCCTCTCCAACCGCGTCAACGATTTTGTTGGCCGGTCTTTGTGTGAAGCGGCATTCTCTGATAAGGTCTGCGCTATCACGCTGACCTATGCCCCACGCGACGACTTGGCGGAGCGTATTATCACACCCTCCCATTTTCAGGATTTCATCCGTGCTTTACGTCGCAGGGGCCACAAGGTGCGGTATATGGGCGTCGGCGAATACGGCGATCTCCACGGGCGGGTTCACTTCCACGCCCTGCTGTTCTTCAAGGGCAAAGCCCCGACCATCCCGCACCAAAAGAACCACCACATCCCCGAGTGGCCGCATGGTCACGTCTACGCCGACTGGAACGCGGACGAAAAGTCCTGCCGCTATGTGTGCAAGTATCTCCTCAAAGGCGAGGCGGGGCGGTATTGGTTCTCTCTCTCGAAGAAACCCGTCATTGGATGGGCGTTCTTCGAAAAAAAGGCTGAGCGGGCTGCGTCCCTGCTCGCCTTCCCTAGCAGTTTCGATTACCTGCCTCCGGGCGGGTCAACGGAACGCTCCTATCTGATGACCGGCGCAACGCGTCGCGACTACCTCGCCCGTGTCATCGATCTTATGGCCGATCAGTATAAGCTTGATCATGGCCATCTTTCCGAATGGGTGCTGCGGGGCGTCCAGAAACTGGAACGCTTCCAGCACCTCAAGGAATACGAAAAACTCGGCCCTTCCCATGATGTTAATATGCTTCTCCAACGGATGGACATGGAACGAATGACTGAAAAACAAGCGTGGCGGGCAAGCCGTGATGATCGCGACGCCGATCTCGAAAAGAAAAGGCTTGACAAGTTCACAGAACGAACCGCAAAGATGGGCTTGCGATACTACAACGCAAGCCTTAACGCGGAGTTACGCAAATGGGCCGAAAATCCAACCGTCCGGCCACGGGAACCGTAGAACCCTCCTACGCGGGGCGTTCGACGTTCCGTGTTTCCAAAGCACTTGAGCAAGCGCGTCGGGAACTGCCGGACACGCTCTTTACAAAAGGCGACAAACCTCGTGACAATCGTCCCGCTGTTGATCCTGTCAGTCTTCGCGACGATCATATCCTTGATCGCGCTCGCGCCGCTGCTGAACCTGTGAAGCGCAAGCGGTCGGCTCCGCAAGAGCGCGGGGTCAACCTTGAAAAATCGGCTCGCCCCGATAGCTGCAAGGGCAAGCCGGAAACCACCAAGCGTCGCGGCAATGGTGCCGGACGTTCCTTCGTTCCATGGTGCAAATGATGGAATATCTTATCCATGAGATTATGGGGCCGGTCGCTCGTCGGCTCGGAACCACGTCGGAACCTTCCTCGGCGGCTATGGCGTCGCAGAAGGTGACGTGAATGCGGTCGTGGGCGGTGTCGTGGCTCTCGTCGGTATCGGCGTGGATCTCGGCATTCGCCTTTACTGGAATAAGCGGGTGAAGAAATG